CCTCTTCTTCCTGCTCTATTAATATTATTATCTATATCTTGCTGAATATTTCCTATTGCAGATGTAACACGATTAGTCATGTTGTTACTTAACACCTTCATATATGTTTCGATTAAAAATCCTAATATTACAGTTTTGCCATTTGCAGTTAATTCATTATGCCCATCTGCTTTCATTTTATTATTTATTTTTTCTATACTTTTTTCTCCTATAATTCTTTCAATTTGTCCATCTATACTTAAATTATCCTTGTTTTCTCTAGCTTTCTCTATTTCTCCTATATTCAAATTAAACACTAATCCTAAAATCTCAACTTCATATTCCTTATCAATACTATCATAACCTAAACTATATTTTTTCTCATTATTCATAAACATTTCCTCTTCTTTCTTATATAAAATCAATTAATATTATAAAATGTTAAATTACCTTATTAATCTTTTTAATTATTTGCACTTGCTGTAAAAGTCTTTGTTGATATGTCAAATGTTCCATATTCAAAATCGCCAATGCCTTTCAAATCTCCACTAAATGTTATTGTTTCCCCTGGCGTAGATGCTTTACTAGATAGTACTATGGAAACTTTTAATTTTCTTGCTTTGTATACTCCTGTTTTTTCTTCTACTGGTTTCCATAAATCTACTAAATATAAATATCTTTGTGCTTCTACACCTGTTTTTCTATAGTATAGAACATCGTATATATCTTCAACCACTTTTTCATTTTTTATCAAATCACTTTCTATGCTGAATTGGTTATCATAACCCGTAACTTTGTTAGATTTTGACTTTTGTCCTATATATTGTACAGATTTTTCTGTTGGATTTGTACTTTCATCTAATTTTGTTATTCCTATATTCATCAATTCAATTTGTGTACTTTCTAACTTTCCAACACCTAAATAGCGTGCTTCATCATAAGACATTATATCTGTTAATTCAGCAACAGCCTCGCTTACCGCATTTGATGCTGCTTGATTTGCACCTTTTGTATTTTCTGCCATAACTAAATTCCTCCTTCTATATTAAAATAGAGCTGTATATAATATGCACTTACACTACCATCTTCGCTTGTTTCATAAGTTATTGCATTTGCACAGCTCACTTTCTTTACTTTTTTATTTTCTATTTTTGGAAAATTTCTTAAAATATTTTGTTTATCTATCCAATCGCTTAAATCATCTAACCAATCAAGGTTTTCTGTTCTCTGCGAATCATCTTCACTGTATTTTTTTAGTAATAAAATATATTGATATTGTCTATACCAACCTTTTTGAGAAATATATTTAAGTGGTAAATTTTCTACTCCTGTTCGTTGTAGTGCCAATGTATCAACACAGTCTGGCAATTCTTCTGAATGTACTATTTCAGCAATTTCTTTAATCTGCTCATATTGCAAAAGCCATTTATTAATTGCACTTGTTATTTTATCCATTACTTTGATAACCTCCTTGCATGTTTTGTTACTTCATCGAGAATGGCATTTTTTTTGTCTGCTTTCATTCTTTCAAACGGATGTGCTCCCCTTTTGCCACCACCGTGATATTTTAAATTTTTAGCAGTTACCACTTTTTTTTCGCCGTATCTTGCCCATGGACTATGACTTTCTGTACCAATCATTACCTTTCCACCTGCTTGAAATTGTGCATATGGAACATTTATTATCACTTTTCCACTACCTAATACGGATCCTAAAACTATAGATTTTTCTTGTGCTCCGCTTTTAAAAGAAACATAGGGTTGTAAATTTTCTACAACCCTCTTGTCAATATATTTTTGAACACTTCCCTTTTCTTCTAATCCTAGCTCATTGTATATCTGCCTTGCTGTTTTTAGTTTTGCTTGCCAACCCATTAAACACAACCAACTTTCATGTGGAAAAGGTCTTTTATATCTTCATCATCAAATTTAAAATATTCAGCAGAATTTACTTTAAAAACACTTTCTTTTCCATATATTTTTTCTAATTGTGCTTGGGGTGTATTTCCGTTAATAATATCTTTAACCTCACAATCTACTACAATATCTCCTTTTGCAATTAAATATTCAACATTAACATTATCTATATCAAAAATTCTTATTAAAACACTATCAATAGATGTATTTCCATTTTTGTTATGATTAAGAATATATGTATGTCTAATACTTGCTGTTACTACATATCTTTTATATTCTGTTTGCTCTTTGTGATATATTGTAATCTTTTGTGTTGGAAACTCGGACATATTTTCCTCCTACAGATAACAAGTAAGTTCATGTGGCAAGGAACTAAACACATCTCTTGTTAAATTATTATATTCATCTACAGATATATCTTTAAAAGTTTTATTTACACCATCTATAGAATAACCTGTTATTTTTCTGTTATCACTTTCTTGTTTTCTATTTATTAAATCAATAAGAACACAAGTAGTATATTTCAATCTATCTTGTGCCTCAATCTTTAATTGATTTACTACTTGTTCTGTAATAACAGCATTAACATTTTTATCAATTTCTCTACTAGCTTTTATTACTAATTCATCAAATTTATTTTCTTCTAACTTTCCAAAAAAATTATTTTTATAGTATGTATAGTCTACATATACCATATAATCACCTACTATTTATTTTCTTGTTTGCCATTCTCATTTTCAGTTGTTGCTTTTAGCTTTTCAACATTTGCCTTTAAAACTTTTATTTCTTCTTTTAGCTTTTTATTTTCTTTAACAATACTTTCAGTATTACTTGTTTCTTGTTTTAATTTTTCTATTTCTTCTTTTAGCTCTTTTACTCTTGCTTCTTCATCTGAATTAAAAGAGTGACCTACTCCTATTAATTTTGACATATAAATTTTTCCCCCTCTCTATTTATGTGATAAATAAATACCTGCTACTTTATTTTTATAATATTCATTTAAACCATATAATCTATATAACCATTTATAGTTATCTCCATCTTGGTCTTGGTCTGGTGTAAATAGTTTCATTTTGTTGTGTTTTGTATATTGTAATAAAGCTGGTTTATGTATAATCATAAAGTTTATATCCTTTGCCCCAGTACCTTTCTTGAATCCGCCTTTTCTTTCTCCATCACTATCTTTACCACTTAATAGTTCAATTACAGTTTGGAAACGAGCTTGTGGAACCACTTTAATTCCTGCAAATTTGGATAATATTTCTTTTGATTTGTATGTATCCATATCCCTAATCATTCCAAGCAATGTAGATGTAATCCTTAAATATCTATTCTCTTCTGGAACTTCATCGTTTGTCATTTCATCATAAGCTGTTGAAATTGCCTTGTATACTTCTTCTCCTGTTGTATATGTTATTCCTGTAGGTACTTTAGAAATACCAGGTATTGCTGCATATGTAGAATATCTAACGGCATCAACTTCTGGAATAACTTTTGTTCTTAAAAATTCAGCAGATAAATTTGATAATATAATTCCTCCAGTTTCTTCATTATCAATTGTATCAGTTTTTAATTTTCTTCCTCTTTCATAATTGAATTTCTTTGTTTCATTTGTTAAAGAAACATCTCCATCAATATATCCGCTATTTCTGTCATAATCTCCTAGTCCATCCATATCTAATACTGGTACTATTATCTCATTTGCATTTTTCCCAGCTTGTACTAATGCTCCATTAATATCAAAATCACTTGTTGTTGATTCTGCTTTATAAATTTTATCTAATAACTCTGGTGCGTGTTTTTTAAATAATTCTATTGTATTTGGCATAATAATTCTCTCCTTTACTATTTATCTTTTTTTATTCCCATAGCTTCTTCTAATATTGATAAGCCATCAGTTGCAGATGGATTACTATGGTATCCCCCCAAACTTATTTCTTGTGGCTCATCTTGCACATTATCAACATCATCGAACACAAAAGAGTGTTTTTGTCGTATATCTTTTAATTGATCCTCAACTCCACTAACTAAATAATCACCTTGTTCGTTTTTTTCAAACTCAAGTTTGTCAATATCTAATTTGCTAATAACATAATCAACATCCTTTGCTCCTTTAATGCTGTTTTTTAGTGCATTTGTTTTTTTGAATTCATCAAATTCCTTTGAGCCTTCTTCTTTTCCTCTGTTAAACTCTTCTTCTTTTATCTTTTCTATGTCAATTTCAGAATTTGCCTTAATTTTTCCATTTAGTTCTTCAATTAAACTTTCTTTTACTTTTAAATCGTTTCTAACAGATTCAATTTTTGCTTTTTCTGTGTTTAAATCGTTACCATTTTCATCTAAAATGCTGTTTATTATGTTCTTTCTTGTACTTTCATCCTCAATCACATTTAATAAATTCTCTAAAAAATTTCTTTTCATATTTTCTCCTCCTACGATTTTCTACGGGTTTTTCTTCCCTTGAATTTGATAATATTTGCTATTTTTAACGTCGTATGCCCAACACTTTAATTTCTTTATTGCCTAATTAAAAAAAGGCATAAAAAATAAGCCTCGTCGACTAGGCTTTTTCTTTATTTTTATTAGCTGGTGTATATGACACCATTTAACCGACGGTCGCTTTCGGTTGGCACTAATTTTATCTGCTTTACTTTGCTATTCTTGTCCTTGAATAATCTTTTTCAAGTCCTGTTTCTTTACAAAATGCTGTAAGTTCTTTTTGAGTTTGTGCTAACTTTGTTTTTGCATTTTTTACATCTTGTCCCGATTTTTCTAATATTTGAACTGTTCTTTTTTGATGTCTAATTTTATTTTCTAATGCTCTCTGCTTTTGAGTTGCTTCATATAATGGAACAGAT